CTGTGGATATCGCCCCGGCGCCTCTGACCATCATCGAGTCGATCTGCTTTCTCGCGGTGGTCCTAGTGCTCTCGAAGAGGAGAGGAGACGTCGTATAGAGGCGCTGGCCGGAACCGCCTCCGATGGCCGCCCTAATGATCTCCTCGGCTGCTAGCCCTACGTGAAAAGCCGAGGCCAGAGAAGCGGCTCTCCGTGTTATATAGGAGCTAGGAGACTTCTTCGTCGCCAGTGCCTCAGGTGAGCCGCCCGAGAGATAGGACATCACGCGGTTATGGATGTATTCGGTAGGGTTGGAAAGCAGTTTGACATCGTCTCCCAGATGCGGGAGGGTGATCACAGTCTGGATAACAAAAGTCGAAGGCATCTTTCTGTCTCCTACAGGTTGAATGGCATTCCAGTGATACGGTCAGGATCGATTTTGATCATTTTGAATGTCATGTTTCGGAGTGGGGTGGAGGAGCGTTGACCGGGCCTGATGGAGGCCTCAACTCCATTCAAAGTGAAAGAAGCTGCCCGCCCATCGAAGCTAGGATAACCGCCTAGCGTGATGACGCCCCTGCTGGCGCCTAGCAGGGCGGCCTTTACGTTGGTAAAGGCATCTACCCTCGCGTTCGTGGGGCGAAGATTCGCCTCCTCTGGAGTAGCGACAAGCGGGTTGACGCTCGCAATGATGAGCTTACCCATCGCGGCGAAGGCGCTGTCGATACCGTCGATTATAGAGAAGAACTCCCTCGGAATACCTCCCGCTGTGGCGTTCCCTCCCGTGTTGAGGAGTGGCTTGAGCGAATCGATCATCAGCACCTGAGATGCACTCCTGAGAAAGTCGTCGATGATAAAACTCAGGCCCTGTGCCCCGCCAGGGGTACGACCAGGGACTGGTTCGCCGATGATGTATCTCCTCACCCCAACCTTCTGGCTTTCGAAGTGCTTAGCCAGAGGGGGAAGAAAGATGGTCTTGCCTGAGGCGGCGCCCCCGAGCATGATATAGAGGCCAGGTTGAATCAGCTTCACTTCCTTCTCGCTTGGAGAGAGGTGTAGTGGGGTTTCGAGTAGCTCATCCGCCTCCTTGGCCCCGTATGCTGAGCGAGGGTAAAACACTGGGGGACCGAGATCAGGCCTTTCGTCGGTGGGATCGGCCTTTTCGTTCTGAGTCTCAGGGCCAGCGGGCGCGCCCACTACCCTCTTCCACCCGTTCGGGTAATGGGTTACAGTGTCAGGTAGGCCAACGCCATAAAGCCCAGTCTGGTCCGGTAGCACTCCCCTGATCTGCCTCCCGCGTACCCACGCGCGTGATTCGTGAGTGAGGACGAAGGCGAACGTGTCTTCGAGTATCATCTATCCACCTGCGATCACTTTCCAGAGCTCCGACGTCCGTGTCTGATGGTAAGTCAGGAAATACCTCTCGAGCAATTCCGGGCGAATGTCCTCGCTTCCATATTTATAGTAGATAACATCCTGGTTAGTGATGAACTCTACTTCGGCGGCGTTAAGTCCTTTCAATTGCGTTGGAGAGTGGAAGGCTACTTCCGCAAGACTGTCGATACTCACTGAGAGCGTTCTCCTTGCTACATCCTGTACCTCCTTGTCCATCTCCTTGAGCGCAGGGTTCAACCGGTAGGCCTCTTTTCTTTCAAACCAGCCGAAAGCCCAGTATCTGCGATCGGGAGATTCAACTCCCTTATCGGCGAAAAAGAAGTTGAGGATGAAGGATTGAAGGTTCATCGTGAAAGTAACCCGGCCGCCTGGAGTATCCTGAATAGGAACAAACCCAAGAAAGCTGGGAGAAGGAGAGAACTTTGCGAAGTAAAGAGGGGAGTCCCACTTTTCTTCGCGTAGGAAGGACGCCTCATCTCTGTCATAGAACAAGAGATTATCCGCCCGTATCGAAGAAGCCATAATCGAAGGTACCGTTAAGTAACTTCGTTATGTCAGATTCATCCGCGCGGATCTTTCCGGCTTTAATGAAAAGATAGACCGCGTAGATGATAGCTGGGAGTTTAGCCAAATTGGCGGTTCCCGGATCACCAGAGGGGTTGACAAATACCGCTTTGAATAGATCTTCGTCGAAGGGATTGCCCCGCCAGCTCGCGCCTGATTCGAATCGATGGTCGTTCCGTACGAGACTGGGGGCGTGGTACATCAACTGGATTAACTTAACGACCTCCGGGCTGAAGAGCTCGCCAAGCCGCTCAATTAAGCATTGGAGGATATACTGGTTGATCGACTGGTCGTGGTTCTCGACATCGACCAATCTGATGTGCTTCACCCCGGCCAGTTTGTTATTCAACGAAGTTGGATCCGGGTGGTAGAACAGCCACCTCCACATCATCATCATGTAGTTGTGGACGGAGTGGGC